ATAAAATGGGACGAAAGATGTCGTATCGTTTGAACAGAGCGAACAATTATTTGACTCGTGATGAAGAACAGCAGATGATGATACGACAACTCAATCGTGTTGTAGAGTATTTGGAGTGTTTGCCAGTATCGATTATGAATATGGAAAATATAGAAGCAGATGATGTAATCGGATACCTTTCTAAACACATATACAAAAACAACAAAACCACAATAGTTTCAACAGACAAAGACTTTCTACAATTGGTTGACAAAACTACAAATGTATATTCACCTACTAAGAAAATAATGTATGATGAGGACAAAGTATTTGAAGAATATGGAATCCACCCAAGTAACTTTTTATTATTTAGAATGTTTGACGGAGATAAGTCAGACGGAATACCAGGCGTAAATGGTATTGGAAAGAAAACTTTAATTAAATTATTTCCATTTATAGGAACGGAAGACAAATATACATTAGATGATATATACAGAAGTGCAGAAACACAGAAAGTTCCAATGTGTGAAAAGATATTACAATCAAAAGATTTATTAGATATGAATAAAACTCTTATGGATTTAGAAGACGGAATCATAACCGGTAATACAAAATTAAAAGTAAAGGAAATAGTAGAACGACCAATACAACGAGTAATCAAACATAGATTTCAGAAGATGTTTTTAGAAGATAAGTTATATCAGGCATTACCAAATCTAAATAGTTGGTTGGCAACGACATTCAATAGATTAAATTTTATGGCAGAGGAAACTCATAAATGAAAAGACAATTAATACACGGAGATAGTGTTAAAGAATTAAAAAACTTTGATAATAATTCAGTAGATTTATTATGCACAGACCCGCCATATGGTTATGGATTTATGGGTAGAGATTGGGATAAAGTATTACCAGACATTAAAATATTTGAAGAATGTTTCAGAGTATTGAAACCAGGTTCAATGGCATTTGTTATGTCTGCACCAAGAAGTGATGTTCAGTATCGTATGGCAGAAATGTTAGAAAAGGTTGGATTTAGAATTGACTACACACCAATCTATTGGACTTACGCAAGTGGGTTTCCAAAAGCAATGAATATGGGTAAGATGTTGGATAAAGTTGGTAGAGATAAAAAAGAACTTGATGGAAGTTATGCAGGATTTCAACCAAAACCAGCAGTTGAAGTCGTGATTGTCGCAATGAAACCATTAGATAAAAAGGGTTATTTAGAACAAGCAGAAGATAATGGAAAAGCAGTAACTTGGTTTGATGATTGTAGAATACCATTTGCAGATGATGAAGACTTTGATGTAGAGATTAGAAAAGCAGGAAATGAGTTTGGACAAGATAGTGGTTGGAACGAACATAAGAATAAAGATACAATTAAAGTTGTTCCAAAAAAGAAAAAGGTTACAATGCCAGACCTACGAGATGTTGGTAGAAAATCAAAAGAAGCAATCGGTATTGATAAGTTATCTTATGGACAAGTTCAAAATGCAGAACGAAAAGAATATGAACCAAATACCGTAGGTAGATTTCCAGCCAATCTATTAGTTAGTGATGATATATTGGAAGACGGAAAAATCAGAACAGCAAAACCACACGGAGGTGATGGAAAACCATTAGACACGAGAGATATGGGTTGGGGTTTTAAAAGAATGGCATCCACAATATCAGATAGTGGTGGTTATTCAAGATATTATAGTTTAGACACTTGGTGGAATAAAAATATCAAATCATTACCAGAACCAGTTCAACAAACATTTCCATTTATGATTGTTCCAAAAGCAAGTCGTGGTGAAAAAGATAATGGATTAGAATTTATGGAAGAAAAGAAATCAGGAGCATATGTTGGTCGTGGTGGTTCACAAGATGACCCAAACGGAATGTTCAAAGATAGAGAAACTAAAAGTCGTAACATACACCCGACAGTAAAACCATTGACATTGATGAATTATTTAGTAGTGTTGGGTAGTAGAAAAGGTGATGTAGTGTTGGAACCATTTGCGGGTAGTGGAACAACTGCATTGGCTTGTGTATCACAAGAAAGAGATTACATCGCAATAGAACGAGAAGAAGAATATTACGACATAGCAAAAGCTCGTTTAGATAAAGTAGAAGAACCAATAAAACTATGGGAAAAGTTTTCGTGATAGAATTAAACAAAACATATAATAAAAATTGCTTAGATACAATGAAAGAAATGCCAGATGATTTCGTGGATA